TTGTGTACTACCGCATGCGCCGTATTCAGGACGCTGGCTCTGGTGTAACTGTCCAAGACATTCCATTCCGCTTTATCCCCTGCATGGTGGCAGGATTGGCCTATCTGTTGAGCATGAAGTTGCCAGATGTTGATCCAAACCGTGTAATGGGTCTAAAGGCTGAGTATGAACAGCAGTGGGAATTGGCCCAGTCGGAAGACCGCGATACCTCTCCGTTGAGGTTTGTGCCAAGGAATTTGTTCTATGCCTAATCGGTTTGCTTCCGGTAAGCATGCAATTGCTGAATGCGACCGTTGTGCGCAGAGGTACATGCTCAAGGAACTAAAGACACAGGTAGTCAAGACTAAGCCATTTAAGGTCAAAGTTTGCCCCGCATGTTGGGATCCCGATCAGCCACAGTTGCAACTGGGTATGTATCCAGTTAATGATCCGCAAGCTGTGCGTGAGCCGCGCCCCGATGTGAGCTACCAAGTTTCTGGCCAAAGTGGCCTACAGATTTTGCTAACGGACAGCACCACTCAAGATGGGTTTGGATATCCAGAGCAAGGTAGTCGGGTCTTTCAATGGGGGTACAACCCTGTTGGTGGCGCAAGTGGGTTTGATACACTTTTAACGCCAAATAACTTGGTGTTAGCGATAGAACTTGGTACAGTTACGGTTACAACGACATAAGGAGTCGAACATGGACAAAGCAGATTTGAAACAAGACAAAAAGATGGTAGCTGGAGCCGTGCACAAGCACGAGAAGAAGCTGCATCCCGGTCAGCCTATGACAAAGTTTGCCAAAGGCGGTAAAACTAACCTGCAAATGAAGCAGTTGGGTCGTGGTCTAGCCAAGGTGGCTAACCAGAAGAAGTCTTCCTTTACCTACAAAAAAGGCGGTTGATATGGCAACTTTTAGCAAAAAAATGATGGGCAAAGAAGTTGGTGATGCCAGCGTCTATGCTCCGCCCCATAACATGAGCGGCGAAGCGGGTGTGGACATCAAGAACAGCGGCTACCAAGGTGGCAATCGTTTGACCGCCAATGATGTGAACATGTCTGTTGGTAACATCAGCCGTGATCCATACAAAGCACCTAAGACTTCTGGCATTAAAATTCGCGGTACTGGCGCAGCTACTAAAGGTGTGATGGCCCGAGGCCCAATGGCTTGATATGAATTACACGCAACTGTTCGATACCATTCAGTCGTACACGGAAAATAACTTTCCGGATTTCACTCTTGCCAGTGGCGGGATAGAGACGACTACCGAACAGATCAATCGGTTTATTGAACAAGCCGAACTACGCATATATAACACGGTGCAGTTTCCGTTTTTGCGTAAAAATATGACGGGTAATATTCAGTCGGGCAACAAGTACCTTCAAGCGCCAAACGACTATCTGGCTACATACTCTTTAGCTGTGATAGATGCGTCTGGTAACTACGAGTACTTGTTAAACAAAGACGTAAACTTCATTCGCCAGTCATACCCTAATCCAACTACAGATGTTGGCATTCCAAAGTACTACGCATTATTTGGCCCAGCATTGTCGGGTAGTGTAATTACAACTGAACTGACGTTTATTCTTGGCCCAACACCTGATACTACTTATACGGCAGAGCTTCATTTCTATTACTACCCAGAGTCAATCACGACTGCGGGTACGTCATGGCTTGGTGACAACTTTGACACAGTGCTTCTGTATGGAGCACTGGTGGAGGCTTACACCTACATGAAAGGCGAAGCAGACATGCTTGCCTTATACGATGGCAAATACAAAGAAGCCCTTGCACAAGCTAAACGTTTGGGTGATGGTATGGAGCGTCAGGATGCCTATCGTTCTGGTCAATATAGACAGGCGGTGACCTGATGGCTTTTACAGGTAACTACTCCTGCAATACGTTGCGGACTGGCTTGATTAACGGGACGTTGAATTTTTCAACTGACACGTTTTATTTGGCGTTGTATACAAACTCTGCTACTTTGAATCAGCTTACTGCGGCGTATACATCCGATGGTGAGACTTCTGGTGGTAACTACGTAGCTGGTGGCCAAGTGGTTACGGCAACAGTTAATACGGCGCTAGGTTCAAACAGTAGTACTATTTACGTTAATTTTTCTAGCCCAGCTTGGACTGGCGCAATTACGGCTCGGGGAGCTTTAATTTATAAAGCTGGGGCTAATGGCGCTGTCTGCGTTCTGGACTTTGGGAATAACATAACATCGACTGGTACTTTCACTGTAACGATGCCTGCTAACACTAGCACGGCTGCACTCATTAGACTTGTATAGGAGAAAACATGGCACTGGTTACAACCACCAAAGGCGAAATGGACGAATCTCTTCTTGAGAAAAAAGAAGGTTCAGTCGATAATGACCACGAGTACACGACTTGGGTTGAGTATTGGCATGAAGGTGAGTTGGTTCACCGTTCGGCGCATGTGCAACTAAAGAAATCGGTGGGGATAAAAGTCGAAGCCGCATCTTTTGGTTAATTTTTTAAGGAACTATTATGGCAAATACACAATCAATGTGCACCTCGTTTATGAGCGATCTGTTGGTCGGTGGCCAACAACTAGGCGCTGTAACTCTGGTTTCTCGCACCAGTTTAACTGCTCCAACTACAGACACAGTTAAAGCTGCGTTGTACTTGGCATCTGCAACCATTAATGCTTCCACCACTGTTTATACAGTAACGGGTGAAGTGTCGGGCACAGGCTATGTTGCTGGTGGTGTGACGGTAACTAATGCCACTGCGCCCACTTCAACAAACTCGTCTGCAACAGCAGGCGTTGCGTACTGGACTCCTTCGGCAAGTATTACGTACACAACCGTGACTTTGACCACGGCGTTTGATGCGGTGTTGTTGTACAACTCCACCCAGAATAACAAGGCAATTAGTGTTCATACCTTTGGTTCGCAGACAATTACTGCTGGCACGTTCACGTTGACAATGCCATCGAATACAACTTCGACTGCTTTGATTCGTTTGGCTACAACCTAATAGGGTCGGTGGGGTAACTCACCGGAGTAGCCATGTTTGGAATCTCCGCATTTGCCGAAGCGCCGTTCGCCTCGCTTGCGGGGCAGACAGTAGTTGTTGCTCTTACCGGCGTTCAGGCGTCTGGCGCGGTAGGAACAGTTGCGGTTGGCGCTAGGTCTAAAGCCCTAACAGGCGTAGCAGCTACGGGCGCAGTTGGCTCAGTTACGGAAACTAATAGCCCAACAGAAAACGGAGTAGTTGCTACAGGTGCAGTTGGTACAGTTGTTCAAAGTAGAACGGTTGCTCTCACAGGAGTTTCTGCTTCGGGCGCAGTTGGCACGGTTGTCCAAAGTAGGTCTAAAGCTCTTACCGGAGTTTCTGCTTCGGGCGCAGTTGGAAATCTTACCGAGACTAACAGCCCAACAGAAAACGGCGTAGTTGCCAATGGTTTTGTAGGCACGGTTGTCCAAAGTAGAACAGTTGCGTTGAATGGTGTAGCAGCCTCTGGCGCAGTTGGAAATGTTACCGAAACTAATAATCCAACTGAAAACGGTGTAGTAGCTACAGGCGCAGTAGGTTCCGTCACCCCAAGTCGGACTGTAGCGTTGACTGGTGTAGTAGCCTCTGGTGCGGTGGGTGATGTTACAGAAACAAATAATCCAACCGAAGATGGCGTAGTAGCTACCGGTAGTGTGGGGTCAGTGGGGTCAAGTCGGACGGTTGCAATAACCGGAGTACAAGCTAGTGGCCAAGTTGGTACAGTAAATTATTTTTATTGGACAACAATTGATGACAGCGGGACTCCAAACTGGCAAAATGTGAGCAACAGCGGGACTCCAAACTGGCAAAATGTGAATAATGTACAAGCGCCAAATTGGGAAGATGTTGAAATGGTTGTGTAAGGAAAGAATATGGCTCTAGTTTTAGCAGATCGCGTTAAAGAAACCACTACCACGACTGGTACGGGGACAGTGACTCTGCTTGGCGCATCCACAGGGTTTCAGTCTTTTGCTGTGATTGGCAATGGCAACACAACTTATTACACCATTGCAGGGCAGACTGGTAGTCAGTGGGAAGTAGGTATTGGTACGTACACTTCTTCTGGTACAACACTTGCCCGTACTACGGTTTTAGCAAATAGCGCAGGAACCCAACCATCGGCTTTATCATTCTCAGCCGGTACAAAAGATGTGTTTGTTACATATCCATCACAAAAATCGGTATCCACCGACACACTGGCCTACCCGCCAGCCATTGGCTCTACAACTCCTGCGGCTGGTTCGTTCACATCGGTGACCGTCCCTGTTGCTTCTGGCAACGCTGTTATTTCCCCTAACACCAGCATCACAGGTTGGCTGTACTCAGGTAATAGTTTTTCTGTTGGCGGTCAGGAAACATCACCCACAGGTTTGTTTATTGGCTCTAATGGTACAAAGATGTACGTCAATGGCTCATCTGGTGACGATGTAAACGAATATACACTTGGAACTGCTTGGAACATTACGACAGCTACGTTTGTCACTACATTTTCTACAGCTGCACAGGATAGTGCGCCACAAGACATCTTTTTTAAACCAGATGGTTTGTCAATGTTTGTTATGGGAAGTACAAACGACACAGTTTATCAATACACGCTTAGTACGGCTTGGGACATTTCGACAGCATCATACGCCAGCAAGTCTTTTAGCGTTACAACGCAGGAAGCAACACCACTTGGTCTTTGGTTTAAACCAGATGGTTTAGTAATGTATGTCATTGGGTCAAGTTCTGACACAGTATTTCAGTACACACTTGGAACTGCGTGGGATGTGTCAACAGCAACTTATGCAAGTATTTCGTTTAGTGTTGCATCACAAGAAGGTTCGGCTAACCAAGTCAACCTGAGTGCTGACGGCACAAAGATGTGGGTGGTTGGTACAACTGGCGATGACATTTGGGAATACACACTTGGTACGGCTTGGAATGTAAGCACAGCAACTCCCGTCAACAACTTCTATATTGGTTTTCAAGATACTAGCCCAAATGGATTGTATATTGATTCCACAGCGGCTAATCGTGTGTATCTTGTGGGAAGTACAACAGATACAGTTTACCAATACAACACCGCCACAAACTCTGTCGATTTCAGCACAGACAAGCTGTACACACCCGGCACACTATCCATAAACGGTAACTTTGTTTCTGGTGCAAATGCTTATGTTGATGGAACTCTGGTTGTTCAAGGTGCCGTAACTGCGGGCGGTGCCGTAACTGCAAGTTCTACTGTTGCTGTAAGTTCTACATTAACAGCGGCTGCCGCAGTAACTTTTAGCGGAACAACAACAAGTCTTTTGTTGGGAACATCACAAACAACAGGTCTTATTACTGTTGGTGGAACTACCGGCACAGGTATTATTACCGTTGGCCAGTCTACAGGCGCTCAAACGCTTAACTTGGCTACTGGTGCTACAACAAATGGTACAACCAAAACAGTCAATTTTGGCACTGCGGGTGTTTCTGGTTCAATTACTAACATTAACATAGGCTCTGCTGTATCTGGGGCAACGTCATCCGTTACGGCAAATGGAAATTGGGCGTTTGCAAATGCCCCTACAGTTGGCACTGCCACACTGGCATCAAGATCATACGCACAAGCCATGCGTATTTTGGCTCTTTAAGGAACTAATATGGCAGTAACCAATTTCTCCCCTCTCCTTGGTTTAGCACTACCAACTACTGGAGATTTGTCTGGTACGTGGGGTACAACAGTCAATGACTCCATTACAAACCTGCTTGACTCGGCGGTTGCTGGCACGACTACACTTTCAGCCGATGCGGATGTAACTCTTTCAACGACCAACGGCGCGGCTAACCAAGCACGTAATGCTATCATCTTGTGGACAGCCAGTAACGGCGCAACCACTCGGAACATCACGGCTCCAGCCCAGAGCAAAGCCTATTTGGTCATCAATGCTGGCACTGGCTCTATCGTTATTCGCGGCTCTGGCCCAACAACTGGCGTAACGGTTGCCTCCGGTGTTCGCGCCTTGGTAGCGTGGAACGGCTCTGACTTTGTGAAGATTGTCAGTAACCCAGTGGTGTTGACAACAGACGTGTCCGGTGTTCTTCCAGCCGCTAATGGTGGTACAGGGTTGTCTAGCCCGGGGGCCAACGGGAACGTTTTGGCATCTAACGGTTCGGCTTGGGTATCATCATCAAGCGCCAGCGTTTCTGCTGGTAAGTCTATTTCTTTTGCACTTGTTTTCGGTTTCTAAGGAGCTATAAATGGCCAATCCAAATATCGTCAACGTAACGACAATCAATGGCGTTACAACTTTTCTTGCACCCGCTAACACTACAGCCAACGTGCTGTTGTCAAATGCAGCATCTTCTGGTCTGGTCTTTAAGATCAATCAGATTGTGTGTGCAAATGTTACGGGTTCTGCGGCTAACGTCACAGTGAGCATCGACAACGCCGCTGCTGGCGCTGGTACAGACTTCCCTATTGTGTCAGCAGTGTCTGTTCCAGCTAATGCGTCGCTGATTGCGGTGGATAAGACTACAGCTATCTACTTGATGGAGAACCAATCTATCGTTGTGACCAGCGGTACAAGTGCTGCCATCTCATATACTATTAGCTACGAATCTATCGCTTAAAGGGGTAGCCCATGTCGATGTCTCGCCAAGCTGGTATTGTTTTACCGGGGTACAACGCCCTGAAGGTTGCTAACGCCCCTACGATTGGCACTGCTACGGCGGGGGATACTCAAGTTTCTGTGGCATTTACTGCCCCTACGTGTGTGGGTGGCGGGGCTATTTCATCGTACACGGCATTTGCAAACTGCGGTGTCTACAGAACAACCGGCGCATCGTCCCCCTTGGTAGTCACAGGATTGACCAACGGCACGGCGTACACTTTTAAAGTCATTGCAACCAATGTGTATGGCCCAAGTTATCCAAGCGGGGCTTCAAATAGCGTAACCCCAGTAGTGGTTACCGGTCAACAGGCTTATACAGCCGCAGGAAGTTACACATGGGTGGCCCCTGCTGGCGTGACTTCCGTCTCTGCTGTTGTTGTTGGGGGCGGGGCAAGTGGTAAGTTCAACGGCAGTGGCGGTGCGGGTGGCCTTGCCTATATTAACAACTACTCTGTTACTCCCGGCGCAAGCTACAGCGTATCTGTGGGCGGGGGCGGCATAAGTAGTGGACTGACCTGCCGCGCTGCTGGTGGCGCATCTTCATTTGTTAGTTCAGGAGTACTGGGCGTTTCCGGCGGACAGGGGGGCTGTGGCGCGACTTCTGCGGGCGGCGCGGTAATCACTGGTACAGGTTTTAGAGGCGGTAATGGCGCTCTTTCTACTGGTGGCGCGGGTGCTGGTGGGTACGCCGGAATAGGCGGGGATAGTACTGGGACAACTTGTACTAACGGTAATGCTGGCGCGGGCGGCGGTGGAGGTAGCGGGGCTTCCGGTGGGGGAAGCTGCTGCGCGTTTGGCGGGGGCGGCGGTGTTGGTATTTTGGGGCAAGGCTCCAATGGTGCTGGCGGTATTCGCAACGGTTGTTATGTAGGTAAGGGCGGTTCTGGTGGGGCTAACGGCGCTACTGCTATTACTTCGGGATGCCGACGGGGCGGTGATGGCGGAGCTTACGGTGGGGGTGGCGCTAAAGGCCCGCGTACGGTTTCTGGCTGCTGTGTTACCAATTACAAAGGCGGCTATGGCGGCGTAGGCGCAGTCCGAATCATCTGGCCCGGTACAACTCGCAGCTTCCCATCAACGAACACAGGTGATCTCTAATGCCTAATTTTTCTGGAATCTGGACAGTCACCCAGCAGATGCAAGCAAAGGGTGCAAGTACATGGCCCGCAACGCCGGGTGCGCCTACGATTGGTACGGCTACGGCAGGCACTGCGCTATGCGCTTCGGTTACGTTTACAGCACCCGGCTGTACGGGTGCATACCCTGCGGGGATTACTGGGTATCGTGTTATATCAACTCCCGGTTGCTTTACACAAACTGGCGCATCTTCACCGTTGGTGGTAACTGGACTTACTGCGGCTACTTCGTATACGTTTAAAGCACAAGCTACAAACGGCAATGGTTATGGCGCGTTGAGCGCGGCTAGTAATAGTATTACTGCAACCTTGGTAACTTGCGCCACATACACAACTGCGGGTTCATACTCTTGGGTTGCTCCAACTGGGGTCACGTCTGTGGCGGTTGTTGCTGTTGGCGGTGGCGGGGGCGGTAATGCCAACTGGTCCACTGGTGGTGGTGGCGGTCTTGGGTATAAGAATGGGTATTCAGTAACGCCCGGAAGTTCTTACACGGTTGTTGTAGGCGCGGCGGGTCCGGCTGCTGGAAGTGGCGGGGGCTGTTCATATTTTGTATCAACCGCTGTAGTTAAAGGTGGTGGCGGCGGCGGCAGTAGTAGCTCAACGAGCACTGCTGGTACGTTCACCGGGGATGGTGGCGGCAATGGTGGTTCTGGTAGTACTGGTGGCGGTGGCGCTGGCGGTTACTCTGGTAATGGTGGTACTAGTAGTGCTGGCGCTGGTGGTGGTGGTGGCGCTGGCGGACGTTTCTGCACAGGCAGCAATTACGAGAATGCTGGCGGGGGCGGGGTTGGACTTTTTGGACAAGGCGCAAACGGAGCCGCTGGCGTAGTATGCGGGTCTCCCCAATCAGCTACTTACGGTAAGGGCGGTTCTGGCGGCTCAGATTCCACTCAAACTGGTGGGGCCTACGGTGGTGGCGGCGGTTACTCTGACGTGACAAATGCTAACTACCCCGGTGGTAGGGGCGCAGTCCGTATTGTCTGGGCTGGTGGCGCTCGTGGCACCCCATCGTTCCCATCAACAAACGTAGGGCCTTAATTCATGAGTATCAAACAATACCCCGGTGGTATCGTCACCAAGAACCCAACGGCTCCGACAACTTCGGCAGCTAAAGGTATCTGGACGCTTGACCAAGCACAGAATTACACCAAGCAAGGCATCTGGCCAAGAAGCCCCGGCGCTCCTACGATTGGTACGGCCACGGCTGGGTCTGGTTCTGCAACGGTTGCTTATACCGTGCCAACTGATCTTGGCGCAGGGGCGATTACGTATACAGCCACTTCCAGCCCCGGAGGCTTGACCGGAACAGGCGCTTCCCCTATTACAGTAAGCGGTTTAACAAACGGCACTGCTTACACATTTACCGTTACCGCAACAACCCCCGGCGGTACAGGCCCCGCTAGTGCGGCCAGTAATAGTATTACACCGGTTGCACCTTCGTTCATGGCCAACCTTTACGGCGGTCTTGCTAGGTCTGTAGTTACTGATTCAAGTGACAACATTCTTATGTTAGGTTACGACACAAATAACCAATATGTGAATATTGCTAAATATACTAACGCAGGCGTGTTAGTGTATCAAAAACAAACAAGCGTGTCTGGTACTTCAGGTAACCGGATTGCAATTGATAGTTCCGGGAATATGGCTGTAGGGACTGTTGGTGGCGGTCAACAACGTCTACTCGTGTATGATTCAACAGGCGCTTTAACTTGGCAACGGTACATCTCTGGTTGGCCTAGTGGATGTAGTGGTGCTACCCCACAATCCGGTGCCGGTGTATGTTTTGATCCGTCTGGGAACGTCTACATAGGTACTCCTGTTTATTACGCTTGCCTTTATGGATACACCTTAAGTAAATTTAATTCTTCAGGAACTAAACAATGGTCGCGTACATTTACTAACAACCTAAATAGTAATCCTTACACTTCTCTCGCGTCTGATTCAGCTGGCAACATATATTTCACCACGGGCAGGGTTCCGGGTAGTGGGTACTATACCGGAACACTTGTCAAAGTGAACTCTAGTGACGGTACTACTATTTGGAACCGATTTGTTGACTTGCCTTGTAATTACCCCAACACGTACGGTCAAGACGTAGTGGTGGATTCAAGCGATAACGTGTACATGACAGGAAATTTAGGCACCAACAGTTTTGTAGCTAAATATAATTCTTCAGGTACAAATCAGTGGGTCAAACAAGCATCTTTTGGAGCGCAAAGCTACAGTTATGGCGTGAGTGTTGACACATCAGGTAACGTGTACTTGACAGGTCATTACTTGTTTGACTATAAAATGTACATGATTAAATTGAATTCATCTGGAACTGAGCAGTGGCAGCGACAGATGACCGCTAATACCAGCGGTTGGAAAAGCTATGGGGAAGATGCCCACGTTGATTCAGGAGGAAACCCTGTTTTTGTAGGAACCCTTAACAATGCCGCTGACAACAGAATGTTCATTATGAAACCCCCTTCTGATGGTTCGGCAACAGGTACATACACACTAAGCGGTTTGTCTTGGACTTACAGTGCTTCTTCTGCGAGTATCAGCACCCCTAGTGTTACTTTAGGTACTGGCGGTCCGTCTAATTCTGCTATAAGTTTGAGTGCTTCTGCTTCTTCGTACACTGTTTCTAACGGTTCTTTAACTACAGGAACTACAATACTATGAGTGCGTATATCAAACTTTCAACGCTTGAGTACCCCCGGCATGAGGGGGATATTCGCCTTGAACACTCTGAAATTCTTGAGTCACAAACCGGCGATACGTTTCCATGCCCGCTAACATATGCTTTGGTTACGCCCACTCAGCCCCCATCTTTCAACCCCACTGTTTCTAAATGTATAGAAGGCGCTCCGGTGCAAGTTGAAGATGCTTGGCAAATGACTTGGGTAGTTGTCCCCTTGACCCAAGAAGAGTTAGATTTTTACGCACAACAAGACGCCGCTTTCAACCTCCTTGACAAGCCGGGGAGTGTCCCAGATGTTATTGAATAAAGAACTGCATGTTGGCGATATCAACGGAATGATCTTTGATTTTGAAGAGGCCGGAGATGTGTTGACCAAACATATCCACAACGAAGACAACGTACATATTACGATTGTTGCCCGTGGCCGTATAAAAGCCTATTCGCATGATTGGGAAACCGAAGCTGACGCAGGGCAGGTTCTTGACTTTCGCCCCAACGAGCCTCACGAGATAATGGCGTTGGAAGGCAATACGCGCATCATTAACATCGTGAAAAAACACGGTGGTATATCTAACGAACATATACAGGAGTAAACATGAACCTCTACATCGAAACTGAAAACGGCGTAACTAAGAATCATCCTGCGTTTGAGGACAACCTCATCCAAGCGTTTGGTTCTGTCCCAGCACATTGGGAGCTATTTACCCGTGTCGAGCGTCCTGTACCCGGCATTTATCAGGTCTTGGAAAACCAAGAAGCGGTCTACGCCAAAGTAGACGGTGTTTGGACTGATGTGTGGACAGTGCGTGAAATGACTACCGAAGAGAAAGCAGCCAAACAGCAAGCTGTTCGTGATGCGTTTAATACCCGAGACCAAGCATCTAACTGGTCTGCTTGGACTTTGGATGAGGCTACCTGCGTAATGGTTCCTCCAATCCCACGCCCTGCTATAGATGAAACTAAGGTTGCCGCTGGCATCATGACTTTCTGGTGCGGCGCAGACAACAACTGGAAAGACACTCCAGCTAAACCCGTTGATGAAAATCAATATAAATTTGATTTCCTTGCTTGGCAGTGGGTTGCGGTTGTAAACTGATAGCCCAACCAACAAGGAGAGAACCATGGCAAAAACCGCCACTAAGAAGTCAAAAGCAAAAGTATGCAAAGCCGCTGAGTCAGTGGCCCAAGTTGTTCTGCAAACACAACTTCAAGTTGCGCATCATTTCCCCTGCCCAATCTACCTGATTGAACGCCCTGATTTCTTGGAGGTAGTAAACACTATTTCTGAAGAAGCCCTTGCGGAAGCCAAAAAAACACAGCCACTTAATGAAATCTACCCTGTCTATATGACGGGCAACTACTTTGGTGACCCCCGTATGGCTGGGTTTTCTGAGTTTGTAGGCGCAACTGCTTGGAACATCCTCAATGAGCAAGGCTATGCCATGCAGGACAAGGCGGTGCAGTTCACAGAAATGTGGACACAAGAGCACCACAAACACTCCGCAATGGACGCACACGTGCATGGTTTTGGCTCACAGATTGTGGGCTTTTACTTCCTTGAGACTCCAGAAGGAGGATCTCACGTAGTGTTCCACGATCCCCGTGCAGCCAAGGTGCAGATTGATTTGCCAGAGCAAGACATAAATATGGCAACACCTGCCAGCAAAATGATTAACTTCACGCCAAAACCCGGCATGATGATCTTTGCTAACTCATGGCTTTCTCATTCATTTACACGCCATGCGGCTGACCTGCCTATTAAGTTTGTACATTTTAATTTAACAGTGATTCCTGCGCCGCAACAGGCTTGCGCTATTCCTCCAGCCGCTGAAATTATATGAACACGTACCAAATTCGGTTCAACAAGTCTCGCGGGCAAGCTGGGCGCGGTTCTATGGATCACGTCTGGCGCGTCTTTGAAAACGGCAAGGAGTTCTTGTTTAAGAACATTGACATTACGACCCCCGTCAAGAGCGAGAAAGACGTTAACGGGGTTGACTACAACATCATTTGCCAAGGCTACATGACAATTGATCGAGAGACTTCAACAGCACGTATTACTGCGGATGTAATGGTGGAGGCATGATCGATCTGACCAAAGCTATTGGAGCAGTTGCCGCTACTGTTGCTGCATTAGGCGGCAGTTACACGCTTGCCGATAAGTTTGGTTTTTTTGACCGAGCAATCATTGAGTGGTCTCCAGAGAATTTTAAAATTGTGGCTGAGGCTGGCAAGCCCATCAACGTGACGGTTGCGCGGATTAAAAAGCGTGATGATTGTTCTGTTGAGAGTTTTACCCCAAGCATTCGCGATGCGGCTGGTATGGTGCATGAGGCAACCACCACCGCAAGTAAGTTTAGCGGCCCAGCCGGGCCAGAGATTGATACGTTCACCTACGAACTTACGATGGTAGGCAAGGAAAAGGTTACTAACGGCAAAGCCACTTTGCTGGCGACGATCAAGTACAAGTGTCCTGAAGGGGAGCGCGTTGTACAGTACCCTCGTCATGCAAATTTAAGTTTTGAATTGAGATGATTGATCCGATCACGGCGCTAGAAGGGTTGCAAACTGCAATCAGTGTCGTTAAAAAAGCTAGTAAAGTTGCTAGTGATCTGGCAGGTTTAACTCCGTCAATTGCCAAACTTTTTGATGCCAAGTCAACCGCTACTAAGGCTATGCTCCACGCCAAGCGTACGGGTGGTAAGTCTAACCTTGGTGCGGCGTTACAGATTGAGATGGCTTTAGATGAAGCCAAGCGGTTTGAAGAGCAGTTAAAAATGTTGTTCATGCAAGCTGGGCGCATAGACGTATGGAATGCGACCAAAGCCCGGCAGGCTGAAATGGACAGGGATGATGCCAAAGAGATGGCGGCTTTACACGCTGAAGAGAAAAGGCGCAAAGAGGCCGAGGCCGAGCAGATGGAGTGGGCAATTGCCATTGTGATTATTGTGATGTTTGTTGGTGCTGTTGGCTGGGGGCTTACACAAATTAACGAACTATGCGCTACCAACAGGTGTGGGCGGTGAATGAGTACCAAAAACAGTTTGACCTTTTCCTTAAAGTCTTTGTCAGGCTGTGTATTGCGTGGTGGGTGCTTGGACTGCTCCGGTTCCTGCCTGATGAGTTGGCGGGGAAAATTGTGAATAAACTACTTGGAATGATAGGACTAGGATAATGCTAACCCTTCTCTCAACCCTGATTTCGTTTCTCATGGGCGGTTTGCCCAAGCTGTTGGACTTCTTCCAAGACAAGGCTGACAAACTGCATGAACTAAATCTTGCTCGGCTACAGATTGAGCGTGAGTTGGAACTGCGTAAAGCTGGCTTTGAAGCGCAGGAAAGGATTGAACATATCCGGTCAGAGCAGTTGGCAACCGAGAGCGCAGCTAACACCCAACAAGTTCTTATAGGGGCACAACAAGCCGAGATGCAGGCCATCTACGCCCACGATGAAAGCCTAAACGAAGGCACAAGCCAGTGGATGAAGAACCTGAGAGCCAGCGTTCGCCCTGTCATTACCTACGGCTTCTTCGTCCTGCTCTTGTTTGTAGACGTCGGTTTGTTTGCCTACGGCTGGCACAGCGGTGCTACTTTTGTAGAGTTGGCCGAGATGCTGTGGGACTCTGACACCCAAGCCCTGTTTGCTTCAATCATTGCTTTCCACTTTGGTGGCCGGGCGTTTGGCAAATGAACATCTCAGACAAGTGCTTGCACATGATCCGCCATCACGAGGGGGTCAGGCAAAACCCGTATAAATGCCCAGCAAAATTGTGGACGGTGGGCGTTGGGCACGTAATGTTTCCAGAGCAGGGCAAGCTCAAGATAGACCAGCGGGATGCCTTTGTACCCCCACCAGAGTCTATGCGTAAACACAGCATGGAGGAAGTCAATGAGATACTTAAAGCCGATCTTGCTAGGTTTGAGCGAGGCGTGGCTACCTATTGTCCTGTTCCTCTTACTCAAGGACAGTTTGACGCACTTGTATCGTTTTCATTCAATGTTGGGCTAGGTACGCTCCAGCGTTCAACCATGCGCCAAAAAGTGATTCGTGGTGATATGGCGGGTGCCGCAGAAGAACTCTTGAAGTATTGCATGGCGGGGGGTAAAATTCTCAAAGGGCTACAGAAACGTCGGATCGACGAACGTGCCGTGTTTCTATCTTAGGACTGCCGATGCCACTACAAAAATTCTTGTTTAAGCCGGGGGTTAACCGGGAGAACACACGCTATACCACCGAAGGCGGTTGGTATGAGGGCGACAAAATCCGTTTTCGTCAAGGCAACCCTGAAAAGATTGGCGGCTGGACGCAGTTTGCAGCAAACACATTTTTAGGCATCTGCCGTTCTTTATGGAATTGGATAACATTGGCTGGAGAAAATCTAGTTGGTGTCGGGACTAATTTACAGTTTTATATTCTAAATGGTGGTGTTTATTACGACGTCACACCAATTCGCAAAACAATCACCCTTACAAATCCGTTTACTGCAACCAATGGCTCAAGCGTTATAACAGTTGCCGAAGCAGATCATGGATGTGTAGACGGCGATACTGTTATTTATAGTGGCAGTGGGATCGTGGGTCTTGGTGGCAACATCACTGCGGCTGTACTTACAAACACGTTCCAGATTACGTTCCTTGATGATAATAGTTACACAATTACGGTATCCGCCACTGCTAACGCTACAGATGCTGCGGGATCTCCCGGTGGTGGTACGGTCGTAACACAATACGAAGTTAATACAGGTAATTCTTACCAAGTACCTCTTGTTGGTTGGGGTGCTGGCCCTTGGGGTGGTGGCACATGGGGTAACGGAGAATCTACTACCACGTCTCTTTACATTTGGAATCAGCAAAACTTTGGTGAAGATTTAATATATGGCCCTCGTGGCCAAGGTATTTATTACTGGAATGCTAACGTAGGTTATGCACCAATCCAAATAACAATTAGTATTGCGGCTCCCGGAGTTATTACATTACCCACTGGATTTTCGTTTCCTGATGGCACAACCATTACATTTACTTCGACTGGCGCATTACCTACTGGGTTAACGGTTGGTCAAGTTTATTTTGTGGTGAACTCAACAGGTGGCACATTCAATGTATCTACCACTATTGCGGGTACGCCAATCACTACCTCTGGTGGTCAGTCTGGCACCCAACGCATATCTCAGCGTGGTATTGATCTGGCGGATGCGGGTGACGATGACACGCCCATCTTTCAAAACTTCCTTATTGTTTCAGATACCAGCCGTTTTGTGCTTGTATTCGGCACTAATGACTATGGTAGTACTGTTTTGAACCCAATGTTAATCCGTTGGTCAGACCAAGAAGATCCGTTTACATGGGCACCCCAAGCTACCAACCAAGCGGGTAGTTTGCAACTCTCCCACGGCTCATCAATTATTACAGCCGTTCAGTCTCGCCAAGAGATTGTGGTGTTTACGGACTCGTCCATTTACTCGCTCCAGTATGTTGGCCCACCATTTGTTTGGACTGCTCAACTGATTGCTGACAACGTGTCTGTCGTTGGCCCTAATGCCGCTGTAATTGCATCAGGCGCGGTGTACTGGATGGGCGTAGACAAGTTCTACAAATACGATGGACGTGTACAAACGCTTAACTGTGACTTACGCCGTTATATTTTTAGCGACTTTAATGCTCTACAAGCCCAACAAGTTTACGCTGGTACTAACGAAGGTTTTAATGAAATCTGGTGGTTCTATTGTTCTGCCAATTCAACTGCAATTGATAAGTACGTTATTTATAACTACGTTGAAAATGTGTGGAGCTATGGCAATATGGGTCGTACAGCTTGGTTAGATTCTGGTTTGTTACCCCTGCCTGTTGCCGCCACATACGATAATGAACTTGTACAACACGAAGACGGTGTAGATTCCTATGTATTAGGTGTGCAAACTGCGTTACCTGCGTACATCTCGTCTTCTGAATTTGACATTGGTGATGGCCACAACTTTGGTTATGTATGGCGCATATTGCCTGATTTAACTTTTGAAAACTCTTCGTCAACACCTAGTGGCTCTGCCGCCGCAGTTGCTATGACTTTGTATCCGTTACAAAACTCTGGCTCTGGCACAGGGAATTCGGGCAGTGCAAGCATCACTAAAGGTGCAACATACAACATTACTGAGGAATATACGGGGCAGATTTACACCCGTGTTCGTGGCCGTCAGATGATATTTAAGATTGCCTCGGATCAGATTGGTACAACATGGCAGTTAGGTGCGCCTAGACTGGATATTAGAGCAGACGGTAGGAGATAACCTATGACGATGCTCCAGAACCGGGCTTCCCCAAATATTCCGCAAGCCCCTGCGGAGTATGACCAAGCGTACATGAATGCGTTGAGTAACGTGATTCGGTTGTTTTTTAATAACATTAACACGGTACAACAACTTAACTTAGCAAGTTTGAATCTTGACTTACGTACACTGCCTACTGATGCCGATCTACCTAATCTACGTATTGGCGACGTGTATCGGGATACCCAAGATGGCTTACAGGCCACAAGCCAAATGCTTCGTATTAAAGTGCCAGTTGAATTGACTGGGGTTTCAGGTTTAGGGGCGGTTGGTAGTGTAGGGGCCGTTGGGGGCACAATTACTAAAAATTTAACTGGTGTTTCTGGGTCTGGTGCAGTTGGCACAATGACCCCTTAGTACTAGAATATGACAAAACATAGAGGAGCCTATTATGGGTACTGGAGTCGGTGAAGCGATGCTGCTTGGCGCGGCAATGGGTGGCGGCTCTGCCGCTATAACTGGTGGCGACCCTCTTAAAGGTGCCCTCCTTGGTGGTTTGACCGGCGGTGCTGGTGCGGGTATTAGCGGGGGTTTAGCCGGTGCGGCTGGTACAGAAGCGGCTTTGGCTACTGCGGGTACTGAGGCGGCTACAAATATTGCCGCTTCGGCGGCTCCTGCTGGTGGAGGTATTTCTTCTCTTTTGGGTGAAAATGCTGCACAAAATATTGCGGCTAACCCAAATTTGTTTCCGCCCGGTTTTGCTAACCCAAATACTGCAACGCTGTTGACGCCCTCTGGTACTTCTTACGCAATTCCATCAGCCACATCCAATGTTGTGCCACCTGCAACTGGTGGAACTTTTGGTGAAGGGATGGCAAAGTTTGCTAATAACCCAATGGCTTCTTTAAAGGCTAATCCTTTTACCGCCGCAGGTGCTGGTCTAGCTGGCGCTATTGGCGGACGAGAAGAAATGGAAAGGCCGGGAGAATACGATGGCCCCCTCAAGCGATTTAAGTTTAATCCTGAATCCTATCGACCTTCTTTCTTTGCCGCTGAAGGCGGTATTACTGATTTAGCCGCAGGTGGTTATGACCGTATGGTTGGTGAAGAACCTATGTATCCATCTAATATGGCTCGTGGTGGTATCTCTGATTTAGGTAGCTACTCAGACTACGCACGTGGTGGTCGTATGCTCAAAGGCCCCGGTGATGGCATGTCTGACAGCATCCCTGCAAGTATTGCAGGCAAACGCCCTGCCCGCTTGGCTACTGAAGAGTTTGTGGTTCCCGCTGATGTGGTCTCACACCTTGGTAATGGCTCTTCTGATGCAGGTGCTAAACAACTCTACGCCATGATGGACAGAGTTCGCAAAGCCCGCACGGGTCGTAAGTCTCAAGGCCGTGAGATTAGCCCCCAACAATACATGGCCGCATAAGGAACCACTATGAGCTACTCTCGTCAAAAACTTTATGCCTTTGGTGAACCACTTGGGGAATCGGTAACTCGCAAAGAAGGTGGCCGCATTATTTATGGCGGTGGTGGTAGTGGTGGCGGTGGCGGCCCTGCCGCACCAGAGGCTCCTCCCCCTCCTCCTGACCGCATGGCTTCTGCGGCTCCCCCACCTGTGTTTCAAACCTACGGAAGCGGCAATAGAACTGGTTCACTGGTACAAGCTGGTGGAGGCATGCGTCCATCTACGTTGGATTACAGCAAGCCCATCTACGATCCTAACTACGCCGACAACATTACCGGCTATCAGCAGTCAAGCCAGTTTTATCAGCCTATTTATCAACCCCAGTACAACAACTATGCCAACCCATTAACGGCAGGTAATGTAGCAAATTACGGTACGAACCCCGGCCCTTCCTCGGGATATTTAGCTGCAACTGCACAAGGTGGTCAAGGTCTTGATAGTTATTATCAAGGTTTAAAGGCGTTTGCTGCACAGCAGAGTAGCCAACCTCGTGGTATGGACTACACAACGTTTAACCCCGCACGTAAAGCATTAGGCGCAAATCAAGCTGATTTACAGCAAGCCTATGAGTACAACCCACAACAGCAACAAAAGAGGGAGTTTGGTGGTTTTGGTGGTATGGGTGGTAGTAATTGGATGTCCCAGATGCAAACCCCGTCCCAACAACCCGAACGGGGATCAATGCCTCAAACAGCACGACCAACGGTAGACGGCGGCCCAGCCCCTGACTACGGTGCAATGATCCAACGCACTGCGCAAAATCAACAAGACTACGGTGGTATGGGTGGTTTTATGCCCCAAATGCAAACTCCGTTTAACCCTTACATGAATCAATATCAGTCTCCGTTTAGCTATCAACAACCAATGCAGCAACAAATGCAACAGCCCCAGCAGATGCAGCCAAACTACGGCCCTAGCCAAGCTATTGTTGGCAGGTCTTCCCAAATGCGTGGCACCCCCAACGTGATGCGCCGTGCTGAAGGTGGTATTGCGTCTTTGATGGATGATGTTGAATGAACTTAACAATTCGTTCGGTAGATGTAAGCTACATCCATCAAATATGGCCTACAGTAAAGCCATACATTGAGGATGCGTTAAACAAAGGTCATGATTTTCCTGATTGGGCGTATTGTTACAACATAGACCATGTACAACAGTATGTAACTTCAGGGCAGTGGCTTTTGTTAGTTGCTATTGACGAAGAAAAACAAATCCACGGTGCCTGCACTGTGTCTTTTATAAACTACCCACTTCATAGGGTAGCGTTTGTTACTTGCATTGGTGGTAAATTGATTTCTAACCAAGCTACTTTTGAGCAATTAAAACAGTTGCTTAAATCACATGGGGCAACGAAAATACAAGGTAGTGGCCGTGAAGCCATCGTGCGCTTGTGGAAACGTTACAACTTTGAACCGCGCAACACCCTAGTTGAGGTACTAATATGAGCTATTCCCGTAGACAACTTTACGCCATGGGTGAACCCCTTGGTGAATCCGTAACCCGCAAAGAAGGTGGCCGCATCATTTATGGCGGCGGCGGTGGCGGCGGGCCTACAACAACCACGGTCAATCAATCCAATATCCCTGAGTACCTACGCCCTCAAGTTGAGACGGTGCTTGGCGGGTCAATGCGGGAGTTGTTTAAAACCAAAGAAATCCCCGGGGTAGATGGCGCTCCAAGCACGTTTGAAATTACAGGCACTAAACCTTTTACGCCTTACAGCGCCAACGTACAAGATTATGTAGCGGGCTTTAGCCCTCTGCAACAACAAGTCCAACAAAATGCGGCTAACTTGCAAGTGCCCGGCCAGTTTAATCAGGCTACGGGTTATGCCAACGCCGCCGGTCAAGGTGGGTTGGGAAGCGCACAAGCTGCTTACGGCTACGGCAATCAAGGCGCTCAATCTGGTCAACAAGGCCAACAGCTCGGTATTCAAGGCGGTCAGTACTACGGCAATATGGGTGCGGGGTATGGCGCACAAGCCGCTGACATTGGCCAGATGGGTCTTCGCGCTGAACAAACTGGCCAGCAAATTGGTAACCAAGCACAACAATACGCTAGTCAAGCCGCCGCCGCTGGGCAAAACTACGCTAATCAAATGACTGATCCTAATGCGGTTCAGCAATACATGAACCCATATCAGTCTGCTGTGACTGATGTTCAAATACAGGGCGCACAACGCCAAGCTGATATTGCCCGTACACAACGTGGAGCGCAAGCCGCTCGTGCGGGTGCTTTTGGTGGTGCCCGTCAGGCTATTGAAAACGCTGAAGCTAATCGTGCGCTGGCCTCTCAGATGGATGCAATTCGTGCTCAAGGTCAGCAAACTGCTTACGATAAAGCAATTCAGTCTATGCAGTATGGCTCCAATCTTGGACTTCAAGGTCTTCAAGGAGCGCAACAGGGACTGGGTACTGCCTTGCAAGGCGGTCAGTTAGGTCTGTCTGGTATTGGCACTGCACTGCAAGGATTGCAAGGCGGTATGCAGGGTGCCGGTGTTGGTCTGCAAGGTGTGGATCGTCAACTGGCAGGTACTGCCCAAGGTATGCAGGGTGCTCAAGTTGGCCTCCAAGGTGTGTCTGGCGCTCAAGCAGGTTATGGTCTGGCTAATCAAGCGGCGTCTAATCTGGCCAATATTGGTACACAGCAACTGGCTGGGCAGACAGGCATCTTGGGTCTACAGAACCAGATCGGTGCACAGCAACAAGGTCAGCAACAGCAGTACATTAACCAAGCTATCCAGAACTATGGGCAAGCACAAGAAGCGCCAATGCAAGCGTACAACCAATACAACGCTCTGTTGCGTGGTTATGCACTGCCCGGAACAACCTCAACTCAATACCAAGCCGCTCCTCCACTTGTTAATCAGGTTGCAGGTTTGGGCACTGCCGGTATTGGCGCATTAGCATTGAGCAACGCAGTGGGCAAACCATAAGGAATAATCATGAGCCTCAATAGCCTACAAGATGATATGTCACGCCGTGCCGCTTCTATGGCGGCAATGGCTAAACGCGCCACTAATCCCCAACAGATTGAAGCCATACAGAAAAGTCTTGTGGCGGGTGTTCAGAGCGGTGCAATCCAGCCTTATGTTGGTATCCCGCTCATCCAAGAACTTACCAAGAAGATAACCGAAGTCAAAGCCAAAATGGCGCAAAGCA